AACAGTCATCAAAGAAGTGAATAAACAAGTAGCATTGTATAAAAAATGCGCAATTGACCCAAGAGCATTTGTCATATTAGATGATTGTTTGTATGATAATAGTTGGGCAAGAGATAAAATGATGCGGCTCTTATTCATGAACGGTCGCCACTGGAAAGTATTTTTAATTATAACCATGCAATATCCACTTGGTATTCCTCCTACTTTAAGAACAAATATAGATTATGTATTTATTCTACGTGAACCTTATATCGCAAACCGTAAACGTATTTATGAAAATTATGCTGGTATGTTTCCTACATTTGAATCTTTCTGTCAAGTCATGGACCAATGTACTGAAAATTACGAATGTTTGGTCATTGACAATAACGTAAAATCGAATAAATTGAGTGAACAAATATTTTGGTATAAAGCTAATTCAGACATACGTCATGATTTCAAATTAGGGTCTAAAGAATTTTGGGAAATGTCAAAATCACTTGGGGATGATGAAGAAGAAGCACCTTACAATCCAGAACAATTTAGAAAGGTGGGACATAAAATTAACGTTAAAAAAACAAAATGGTAAATGAATTAAATATAGTAAATAGTAAATGTATTTATTCTTATAAAAATAATCTAATTGTTGTATATAAGCGATGTCAAATATTTCTATTATGGATTGTGAACCAATTGAGATGACGCCAAACGGTCAAACAAAAATATTTACATCCGAACCAAGTAGTCAAAGTTTTACAAACACTCTGACAAGCTTTTTTATATTTGTAGCTATATTTATTGGTGTATTTGGGCTAAAGTATCTGTGGGATTTTTGGAAAGAAAATTTATATGGAAAAAAATCAGATACAAAATCCAAATCTAATTCGAGTTCTGGTTAACTATAGGAGCTCTTTCTAAAATAATTAATTCTTCTACTTGCATTTCTTTTGGTGGATTCATTCGTTTTAGTATTTCATCCTTTTTCTTTTGCTCAACCGGTTTCATTTGATAATTTTGATATAAGTAAATTAAAAATAAAATGCCTATGATTGGGTTTAATGTTGCGAATAATATAATCAAAATAATAAATGATGACGCCATACCGATAGTTGTATTTAACGCAACGGACAATGGTGCTTCTAAACTTAGGTCAAAAATAATTAATATCGCGAGTAATACTCCAATTACATTTTCTAAATTGAGTAATTTAGATATTTTAACTAAACGAGCCATATATATTATACAACATAAAAAATTGATTATAATATAAACAGTATCACAGATATTATACTAATGCCGTATCTGGGAAAAAAAGGATACACGATATTCAAAAGCGAATATTCAAATAAAGAACTTGCTCAAATTAGGAATGAAATGAATGTAAAACCATATTCACCTCATTCAAAAGTCATTGTTCAGTATCCCATTTACAGGGAATCAAGTACAAAGTTATATTTGCCCAGATATTATGGTTTAGAAAAACTGGGAGAATTTACGAATAAATTATCTAAAGGTAACGAAATTGAGGTTCCGTTTGTAGGAGAATTATTTGATTATCAACATGGTATTATTAAAAAATATTTGGACCATGTTGGCAACAGTGGTGGTGGATTATTAGATGTAGAACCAGGTAAAGGGAAAACAGTCATGGCGTTAAATATTATCAGTAAATTAAAACGAAAAACGCTGGTCATTGTCCATAAATCATTTCTGATGAATCAATGGATAGAACGAATCGAAACATTCTTACCTACCGCGCGCGTTGGAAAGATACAGGGAACGGTCATTGACGTGGAAGAGAAAGATATTGTATTGGGTATGTTACAAAGTCTATCGAATAAAGAATATCCGCCTGAGCTATGGGACCAATTTGGCCTTTGTGTATTTGACGAATGCCATCATTTAAGCGCCGAAGTATTTTCTGAAGTGATGAGAGAAGTTGTCACCAATTATAACTTAGGGTTAAGCGGGACGATGAAGCGAAAAGACGGATTGACTAAAGTATTTGAATATTATATCGGACCCGTAGTTCACAAGGAAAAAACGGATATTACTACAGAAGTATTAGTAAAAGCGATTTACTATGAAAATGAAACGATGTTTGACGACGTCAAAACAGACTTTCGAGGACAACCCTTATATTCGTGTATGATTAATAAATTAAATCATCCTACACGAATACAACTGATTATCAATGTCCTACGACACGAATTTATTCGTAACCCAAAACAACAAATTATGATTTTATCCAATACAAAACAAATTATAGACGATTTACATGCGCTTATTATAGAGATGCCACAATCTGTAGGATATTATGTAGGTGGCATGAAAGAAGAAGCATTGAAGGCGTCCGAGTCCAAGGAAATTATATTGGCGACGTATAGCATGGCATCTGAAGGATTAGATATTAAAACGCTCACCACTCTCATTATGGCAACGCCAAAATCCGATGTATGCCAGAGCGTTGGACGTATTTTGAGAAGTAAGCATAGTTCGCCACTCGTCATTGATATTGTAGACAAATCACATGATGTATTCAAAAGCCAATATAAAAAGCGGTGCGCTTATTATAAAAGTAAAAATTTTAAAATACAACAATACAAAACAGAGGCAGAATATCTGTCCAGTTAAAATAGTTAACTAGTTAATTAAAAATAAACATAATAGTTTTTTGGGCCAGGAGATGTTTGCGGATATTCTTCAAAACTACTTACATTTTCTTTTTTAAGTATAGAGTATGTATTATAAATTGGCATATTGAAACACGTTTGCCATACCATAAATCCATTCACAATTTTGGGAAATAAATGCTCTACGTATTTATTACGTTGTGTTTCATCAATCGCAGTAAAACAATAGTTGGAAATGAAAAACATGTTATTATGATTGATATCTGAACCATAATTGGTGGATGAATGTATTGAGTAGTTTAAATGAATGTCGTGTAACCCAAGATATTTTTTGATTAATGGACAAATTTCTGGTAAATCAATCATGTAATAATTATCGACTTCTATATTTAATAGTTTTGAAAAATGATTGATGGCTAAAAATAATCCACCATACCCACACCCTAGTTCTACTATATTTTTATTTGGATTGTTTTTTAAATACTTTAAAATAAGTAGTGCGTGTAAGGCATATCTTGACGAAGTTGGACTACATATAATGACCTTATTGTTGTGCCTGTATATTTCTTTTTTTGGGCTACCATATTTATCATTTTTTAGAAAATAATCATTTACATTGTTCAACGTAAGCTCTGTAAAATCTTCACTTAATACTTTCACAATCGTATCTAAAAAACTTTTTCCAAGTGGATAGCTCACATTTTCTAATACATTATTATATTCTGAATTATTTTTAAAGTTAAATTTATCTGTTTCTAACAGTTCATTTACATAAGTCACATATTTGGTATACATTACTATTCATATTGATATTTTCTTTATATTATAATAAATCGTATCATTTATGAATAAAATTGATTTGTAGCGAATCGTATAATATTCATTACAAAATGAAGTGCGCTACCAAAGACCGAAACCTGAATCCTTGCCGCGGAAATGCGACCCACGGTAAATTCTGTAAGATACATTCTCATATGATGGAATATACAGACGAAATGATGGAACAAGTAAAGCCATGCGGAACATGCCGCAAAACTTATTACATGGGCGAATATACGACTTGTCAAGCATGTCGTGAGCGCGGAGCTGCGAATCGAGAGAAGAAAGTGGAACCAATTAAATGCGCAAAAGAGGGATGCTCATTTAAACAATCTGAAAATAAATACTGCGGTAAACATCAACTATACATGTTCTTAGATGAAACAAAAGAAGCTGGATTGAAAGCATGTAAAAACGCAGTGCGTGGGTGCCGTGAACAAATGGAAGAGTCTTACAAGTTTACTTCATGCCAAGTATGTTTACAAAAAGAACGTGATAAAGACCATGAAAAACGCGGTGTTGTTGTAAAAGGGAAACAATGTACGGTTTGTTGCAAGGAATATACGGCAGATATGTTTGAAGGCGCTCGCGGACCCACATTAACGTGTAAGTCATGCCGAGAAGCAAATAAACGTGCTGATGAAAAACGTGATACTGAACATGTAAAAGAATTGGCGCGTAAAAATGCGCAGAAGCCTGAACGTAAAGAGGTAAAGAAGACGTGGAAAGAAGAAAACTATGAAAGCGTTGCTCTATATTGTATGAATTATCGTCAAAAACAGATAGACCGTGATTTAGATGGATATCATGAGCATAACTCAGAAGTGATGAAGGCGTGGCGTGATAAAAATCCAGAAAAGGTTCAAGCTGCGAACAAGAGAAAGATTGAAAATGTTGACTGCCAATATGATGTTTATAGACGAACCGCTGAATTAAAAAATTTATATTTTGAGATAACAAAAGAAGAATTCATAGATATTGTAAAAAGAGAATGTGAATATTGCGGAATCATTCAAGATAAGGGATTTAATGGGGTAGACAGACTGAATTCAACAGTTGGTTATATTATAGAGAATTGCGTAAGTTGTTGTAAAATGTGTAATTATATGAAAAAGTGTTTAGATAAACAAACATTTCTACAGAGGGTAGAACATATTGTTAGTTACAATCAATTAGTAAAAGGAGAATTACACCCAGAATCGTTTCGTGATTATAAACCAACATTTATATCTTATTTAGAAAAATGTGATAGGAAGGGAATATCGTTTGATATCACACAAGATGATTTTGATGAATGTGTGAAAAAGAATTGTTATTTGTGCGGAAAAACAAATACGTTTACACATACTAACGGAATAGATAGATTGAATAGTGATATTGGGTATACTAAAACAAATATATTTACTTGTTGTGCTAGTTGTAACTATATGAAAAGCAATTCTTCTTATAAAGAATTTATGGATAAATGTTTACTTATTCACGAACATAGTATTCAAGATAAGAATATTGTCATAGAAAATGTTGTTATTGAAACAAGAGATATTGTAAAGGGTAATAAGGTATCAAGTGAAGAACGAAAAGAACAAAACCGAGTTAATAAACAAAAACAAAGAGAACGGTTGATAGCCAAGTATGGTGACGAAGAATACAAAAGAATGCACGCAAAACAGATAGCGGAAAATCGTAAAAAGAAGAACAGCTAATATGTGAAAATGTTGGTCAGCATCGATTCATGAAGAATGTTCAATGTGACAACAGCGTCCTTTTGTTGGTCACGAGTCGATTGTTAATAATTAAAATAATTATATATAAATTATTTTAATATAAATAGTTTTTTATTACTATGATTGTCAACAACGTTCTAATGTATGTCATCAATTTGAATATGCAAGCCCACCCATTCCCGACATAATACGTAACACGTTATAATTGCGGGCATACACACGGACCTTGGCGGTGTTGGTGCCGGACACAGTCGCGTTCGACAAAACAAGCTGGAGGGTTGCGTTATCAATGCGCGAGAAGTTGCAGGAGCCCGATGGCTGGTGCTCCTCAGGGCGAAGAGCAAACGAGTAAACGTTGATGCCGGTGTCGGGGGTGCGGGAGTGATGCTGCCAAGGCTGGACCTGGTCAAAGTAGGTGCCCTCACGCTCCGAGAAGCGGTCCTGGCCATTAAGCTGGAGCTTGGCAGTGACAACAATACATTTTATTTGGAGTCCAACCGCTGTCCATGGTAGCAAATGACCACCACACTCAACAACTAGGGCAAGTAAAATGCCATATTGTCTCTTTC